GTTTTTTGATATTTTGAGCGTAAAGACCAAGGAACTTGTTCATTTAAGAAAAAGAAAAAGGTAAAGCGTAAACCTAGAAAAGGTTGTGAATGATGTGAAATTCAAGATCATTATCGTTCATGAAGTCATAAAGTGTCACTGAGTCTGGTGGAGTAACATCAGGCTGTAGCACGAAGTGTGCGATATCCCATTTTGGTTGGTAGGATAGAGGACCTTTGTAGATTGAGATAGCCTTGCGGACTGTCTCGATGGACGGGAAGGATTGAAAGTCAATGATCTGTCGAACAGATTCATCAATTCGAAGGAAGCCGGGAAGGTGAGATTGAACGTGAAGATAAGTATCTTCGTCAATTTCAGTTCGGTCATCAAGAAACTCGTAGTATACGTCACGACAGAAGTTGTGAAACGTAGAGTCTTGACCACAGGAAGCCCAGGCCATGCCGACTGCGCGAGCAGACATGTATTTGGGTCGTGGGCCACGTTCTGGATAGCAGAGTTGGGCGACGAGTTTGCCGATGGGGCGGCGGGGCATGCCAAAGTTGCATTGATAAGAGAGTGTTTCGATCTTTGAGCGCATGACTGTAAGGACGGACTTTGTTTTAGAAAGGACCATGCCATAACGGGAGAGAGCGTATGATTCAAGAAAGGAAATGAAGTCATCAAGGCGGGAGATTGACCAGAGAGAGAAGCCGGAGTTGTCATCACCCATGATAAATAGGAGGAGGACGTCAATTTCGGAGTCGGAGGCGCCAAATTCACAGAGAGCGTCTATGATAAGGAAGAGGTTGCCAAACGAGTCGAGGAACTGAGTATTGAGGAGGCCAGAAGGCACACCTGCAAAGCGGCGGACGTAGGAAAAGCCATCTGCAGTGATGAATACCATGTTGTGGTACCATGTAGCTAGAAAGGAGATCAGGTTGATCAGGCGTGAAGCCATCTTTTCGGGGGTGAGGTCAGGATACGAAGGATATTCGTATGTGGGGGCATAACCGTGATTAACAATGAGGAGGCGGGGCAGAAATTCAGTGAAGAAAAGGAGCGTGATAACGAAGGGTAGTCGTTGATCGAAACCAGACCAGTCAATGGTAAAGAAGGATTTGTAGGACTGAGCGATTTTATCGAGGTAGCGGTTTGCGCCACGGATAGTTTCGAGACCATACATAATACAGCATTGAGGGGAGCGAGCGAGGACGTGAGCTGGGAAGGTGAGCATAGATTCGATTGTGAGAAATAGGTCATCAACAGCGTAAACGGGTCGTTGCTTTAGGTTGCCATCGCGATCGGAAATGTGATTGCGGGTGAAGAGCATTGTTGGGCGTTGAAGGAAGAAGGTTCGGAGGGAGGAAGCTAAATCGGAAGGAGCGTTTCTGAATGGAGCGGATGTATCTTTGATCCAATGGATGAGTGAGCGAGCGGATTCGAGGAAGGCGTTAATGTAGTAGCCTTTGGAGGTTCGTTTCTGTTCGTATTCTCGGGGATGTGAGAAGATAGCGTGAATGTTTGCTTCATATGAGCGTCTGTTATAGTAGCCAGTGCCAGTAGAGAGTGGGCGTTTGTCGTATTGTGTGTCGACAAAGTGAAGAGGTTGATATGGAGGAATTGCCATTTTCTTCATGACGTGAGACATAACTCGGGAGAGACGGGTGGGTTCAACGGGTTGTGAGGGTTGCTGAGGCTTGAAGAAGTCGGAAACAGTTGCGTCTGTTGTGCCGAGGGGGCGAGTGTATTTGCGGACCCAATGTAGATATTGAGGGTAGCGTGAGCGTACAAGACGTTCGATTCGAGGGTGGATTTGAAAGCCAGATTCGGGTACTTCTTGGGTAGCAGTAACAACGTTGGTGGATTTATATTCGAAGGGGAGGAGATCGATGCCGGACGGGGGAATGCGGTTGTCGGGGACTGAGTCAGTGCGGAGACGGTAGAATTCATGAGGAAAGTTCTGAGATGCAGATTTTTCTTCGAGGATGTGTCGGATTGATTGGTATTGTGCTTCGTAATCACCTTGTTTGTCGTAGCGAGAGAAGTCATTGTGAAAAGACTTATAGATTCGTTCGATGTCGGAGTCGTGATGAGCGTTCAGGGCAAGTTCAGGATCGTCATGTTCGCGTTGGAAGATCTTGTGATCCCATAGGAGGCGAGTGAGGCGTTCGTGAAAGTAGTCGCGAATGTTCTTAAGCATTGTAGCAGAGGAGAGAAGAGTAATATTCCAGAGGAATGATTCTGTGAATTCGAGTGCGGCTGTGAAGCGGGGCAAAGT